AACGCTTTCTTTAGGTCTGCCTCGCTTATCACAAAGAGAGTTAGGCCCTGCCCTGTTTCGGTGTCCATTGTCCACCAATCGCCGTTCTCGTTTGCCACATAAAAAGTGCTCACTATGCGCTCACTTTCTTGTTTAGGCGGTGAATACGATATTGGCCACCCGTCCAAGCGGTCATCGTTATGGCGTAGTCTTCTGCCTCTTGCTTGGATACAAACTCGTAAGGCATAACGCCCTTACCTCTAATTTCTACCTTGTAAATCATTATGCGCCCACCTTTTCTGCGATAATTTGAGAGGCTAGGTCTGCCTCAATTAAGCCCCACTCGATTAGAATAGACACGACGCGGTCTAGGCTGTTGCTGTCTAATTGCTCGCCTAGTTCACGCCCTAATTCTAATTGTTGTTGTCTTTTCATTTCTTATCCTTTCGGGGTTCTAGGTCTAGAACCTCCCCACCGCCCACCCGTGAGGGTGAGCGATAGGCAAGCACTAGGCTAGTTGCGCCCCTTCTTTGATAAGTCCAACGATTATCTCTATTGGTAGCCCGCTAGAGGCTTGAGCCTTGCTTAAGCAATTCCAGCAATAGCCCTCAATGAAAATCATTTGATTTGCTTGAGATAAATTACAAAATAAGCAATTCATTACTTCACCCCACAAGCGGAAAGAAAGCGGGCGCGGTTGAAGCGAGGGTTATCTTTTTGTAATTCTAGGGAAAGATTTTCTGCGATTTGGCTCATTGTTATAGTGTCATAATCGCCATTTGCTACATCTACCGCTAAATAGTTGAATACTTTTGCTATTAGTTCGTAGTCCTTGCGTGTCATTTTGTTGCCCCTTTTCGGTTCGTTCGGCGGTATTGCCGATAGAGAGAACATTAGACGAGGCTAGTCTAACTGTCAAGCGGGAAATGATAACAATTTGATAACGATTTCCTGAGAGAAACCTGAGAGAAACTGTGAGGGTAAAGTAGAGGTTGAGGGTTAGGCTAGGTGAATCGGTGGGCGGTTTATTAAAAAGAAAGATAATTAAAAGGCACGGGACAGGGGGCGCGATAGTGCCGATGATGGAGCACGCCCTCATAACTTTAAGGCAACAAGCAGAACACAGCCCGCTCTCAGCCCGTTTACAGGTAGAAAAAAACAAGACCCCCCGTTGCTAAGAAACGCTCGGGCGGGTACTGTACTCCCCAAATAAATATCTCTCCTAAATCGGGGGTGATCTGTCCGTATTGTATATATATAACCCGCGAATAAGGTGACTTTCGTCACATAATAGAGAAATGCTCTATTTTTTCTGCCTTATATATAGTAGGGAGCAAATGCGGAATAGCCCTAGCATTTGCGACCGTAAAGAGCGCTACGCTCACGCTACGCGCTTTAGGGTAAGTTACCAACTTACCCCCTTGCTCCTAAGGTCGCTTCGGGGTGCTAAGCACCACCTGTGGTGCGCGGCACCACTTTTAGTGGGGATAGTTCTCTCCCCTACCAGACTAGGATCTAATGACAGTCACACCGAATAAAACCAAAGAATCTGATAAGGCTAAGAAGATTATCCTTCAGTGTATGGCTGATGGTATGACTGTAGAGTCAGCCTGTAAGGTGGCTGGTAAGTCTATCAAGTCCTATGAGTACTATCGTAAGTCTGATGAGATATTTCGTAGCCTAGCCGATAGAACCAGACTTGGCTCCATAGAAAAGAACTTTGCTGACCAAGCAGCCCTTAACCTAGACTTTGTTACTTGGCGTAAACGCTATCTTAGACAAGATACCTTTGCCCACCAAAAGAACCTGATAGATGTGATAGAGGGAAGGGATCCTTCCTGGCTCCATCCATCAATGAAGTTTGAACGCGGTATCAATGATAACCGTATCCTTCTAAACATCCCACCTAACCACGCTAAGTCAATTACGGTTACGGTGGATTATGTAACCTACAAGATTGTTAATAACCCGAACTTTAGAGTTCTAATAGTTTCCCAAACCCAGCGTCTAGCCGCCGACTTCCTTTATGCTATTAAGCAGCGACTGACGCATCCAATGTACGAAGAACTACAGCAGGCATATGCCGCTGGGGTTGGGTTCAATACTAAGACAGCATCCTGGCAGGCTACCCGCGTCACCTTCGGTGATGAACTCAGGGAATCCTCAGAAAAAGATCCGAACCTAGAGGCTGTAGGTATCGGCGGTCAGATATACGGTAAGCGTGCTGATATGATTATCGTAGATGATGCTGTGACTTTATCTAATGCAAATGACTTTGAAAGACAAATTAAGTGGCTTACCCAGGATGTTAGATCCCGTCTTAACCCTACTGGTAAACTGATTGTGGTAGGTACCCGCGTATCTGCGGTAGACCTATATAAAGAATTACGTAATCCAGACCGCTACCCTGGTGGCTTGGTTCCTTGGACATATCTGGCTATGCCAGCCCTACTTGAAACCAATGAAGATTACAACAAATGGATTACCCTCTGGCCTTATTCTGATATGGCCTTTGATGGTCAAGAAGAATCTGAGAAAAATGATGAGGGACTCTACCCTCGCTGGAATGGTAAACATCTCTACGCTGAGCGTCAGGCTATGGATACCTCCACTTGGGCTTTAGTCTATCAACAACAAGATATTTCCGATGATGCAATCTTTGACCCAGTTTGTGTGAAAGGTTCCATTGATGGAATGCGAAAAGCAGGTCGCTTGGTCCCTGGCAATCCAGGTCACCCCAAAGACCTCACAGGTTTCAGTTTTGTTTGTGGACTCGACCCAGCAATGGTCGGAGACACAGCGGCTATATGTTATGCGGTTGATCGGGTATCTCATAAGCGCTACATTGTTGACGCTATCAAGATTACACGTCCTACACCTGCACAAATCCGACAACTCATTACCGATTGGACTAACGTATATGCACCTGCGGAATGGATCGTGGAGCGTAACGCCTTTCAATCTTTTCTCACACAAGATGAGGGAATTAGGCAATTCCTTGCATCCAAGGGAACTGTACTAAGAGAACACCATACTGGTAATAACAAGTGGGATGCAGGCTTTGGTGTGGCTTCTATGTCTACTTTATTTGGAACTAAGCAGCAAGATGGTAAGCACCACAGAGATAACATTATTCATCTCCCATCAGATCAAACCGAGAACATTAAGAGTTTAATAGAACAACTTATTACCTGGTCGCCTACTACTAAGGGTAAGACCGATATGGTGATGGCTCTATGGTTCTGTGAGATTAAAGCCAGAGAATGGCTTAATAACGGAATACATACCACACACCATCTGAAGAATCCATTTTTGTCTCGCTATGAACGAGGCAAGCGTCTGGTAGTAAACATAGACGAGTTACTAGCAGAACAACAACGTCAATTTATTTAGGGAGAAAAAACAATGGCAAAAAAGAAAATGAATCCACTTGATAAGGTGGCAAAGCGCTTTAACGTTACCACACGTGAAGTACGTGATATTGTAACAGCAGTTTCAACTTTAGGTCGCACTGTTGCTGATTCAAATGTAAGAGGTCGTGGCTTGGATGTAACCAAGCGCGGCAAAACAGTTGGTAAAACATATAGCGGAAGTGATACAAGAGCAAAAGCAGGAAGAAACCTTGCAAAGCAAGTTGGCGAAGTTTACACAGCAGCAACTAAAGGTAAGAGTGGAACCAAGTCTGCTAAAATTAAATCTATCAAACAACCTAAATCGGGCGTAACTTTCAGAGAACAATATGCAACTGAAACAAAACGTAAGCAGGGTGGCAAGAAGTAATGCCAAATCATTACGGCACTAAGAAGAAGATTCCTTCTAAAAATAAAAGAGGTTCTGTTCCACCAGATTACGATGTGATTCTACCTGGTATGGGATACACCAAGCCTACTGCTACCAAGCAGCCTACAAGGATTAAGCCTAAACCTAAACCAACGTCAAGGTCTGGTAAGCCAGCACCAATGCCAAAGGGACCAAAAAGCCCAATGGAAACTGGAGTAAGGTCAAAGCCACGTAAAGGTAATATTAAGTCAAAGAAGAAGTAAGGAAAAATGCTTACAACCAAAGAGGTTATTGCTAAAGTAGCACGGCTACAGACTAAGTACTCAGCGCGTGATCAACGTATGCGCGATGTGCTATCCGTGCGTCAAGGAGATATCAGCAAGGTCTATCCTGCTATGTTCTCTGAGGAGTACCCAAAACCTCTGGTTGCTAACTTTGTAGATGTAGCCGCTCGTGACCTAGCAGAGGTAATGGCACCACTGCCATCATTTAACTGCGCTGCTACCAATATGGTTTCAGATAGCGCTCGTAAGGCTGCTGATACTAGAACTCGTATTGCCAACTACTTTGTATCAGGCTCTGAACTCCAAATTCAGATGTATCAAGGTGCTGACTGGTTTAATACCTATGGAATGCTACCAGCGATGGTAGAGATGGATTACGAGACTAATAATCCACGCATCCGCTTGCTAAATCCTTTTGGAGTCTATCCTGAGATGGACCGCTTTGGTCGCTGTATCTCAATTACTCAAGTAATGAATACTGATGCAGAGACTCTAGCAATGCAATATCCAGAGTTCTATAACCAAATCATTACAAACAAGAGTTATATCAGTAGTTCTCCTTACATTACAATGATTCGCTACCACGATAAGGACCAAGATTTAATCTATGTTCCAGATCGTAACAACTTAATTTTATCTAACTTACCTAATACCATTGGTAAATGTTTAGCCCGCGTTGCAATGCGTTCATCCCTAGACGGAGAAGCACGCGGTCAGTTTGATGATGTTCTAGCAGTACAACTTGCTCGTGCTCGCTTTGCAGTATTGCAGATTCAAGCAGCAGAGAAGTCTATCCAAGCACCTATTGCTATTCCGCAAGATGTACAGGAACTAGCACTTGGTCCTGATGCGATTATGCGTTCTGCTAATCCGCAAGGTATCCGCCGTGTTCCATTAGAACTTCCACCTGGAGTCTTTACTGAGTCCAGCGTTCTAGAGCGAGAACTACGTTTAGGTTCACGCTATCCAGAAGTACGTAGCGGTAATGTTGATGCTTCAATCATTACAGGTCGTGGAGTTCAAGCGCTACAGGCTGGCTTTGATACTCAAGTACGCGCAGCGCAAGCACAGTTTGCTCGTTTATTTACAGAACTTGTATCTCTTTGCTTTGAGGTAGATGAGAAAATCTTTGGCAATATGACCAAGGAAATCAAGGGAGTAGATGACGGTACTCCGTTTAATATGAAGTATGTACCAAGTCGTCAGATTGCTGGCGAGTATGGTGTAGATGTTCGCTACGGCATTATGTCTGGTATGAATCCAAACAATGCAATTATTGCTTTACTACAAATGCGAAGCGACAAACTTGTATCAAGAGATTATGTACGCAGAGAAATTCCTATGGAGTTAAATGTCACTCAAGAAGAGCAGCGTGTGGATATTGAAGAGATGCGTGATTCTTTGCGCGTTGCTGTTGCTCAGT